CTGGAAAATAACTCAAGCAACGATTTACAACATAACCTGGATAGTTTTTCTCAGAAATTTCATCTATCATAACACTTTCTTTAGTGTTATTAATACTGTTTAAATAATCTTTTAGTTCCATTATTTAAATGTGCATTCTCCCATAATTTGAGCTAAACATGCAGTCATATTAATTTCCTGATCTGCCACAAATGCTGCTTTATATTGATATTCAGCTAAAATTAAAACTAGAACCGGAATAGTTTCATTTGAAAGCTTTGGTATTAAGTTGTCATAGAGCATTCTGAAAATTCTAGTTTGATCGTTATCAATATTCATAGAAACCCATTTTCTAACCGCAGTGAAATCTTTTTCTTTTAGAATCTTAATTAATTCGTTGATTTCAATGTTGTTATCTGATAGTGCAGCAATTGATAGTGAGCCAATAGAATGTTTCTGTAGTTCGTTAATTGTTCGTCTAAAGTCAGGAAAATACTTTAGAATTAACTGAGCAAGAATTTTTTCATCAAATTCCACGTCCTGCTCAGTTAGAATATACTTCAATCTACCCATGAAGTCTTTTGCAAGTGTTGGTTTTTCTTCAGAAGGAATTCTGAAATCAACTACAGTACATCTTGAGTGTAGAGGTTCAATAATTCTATTCTTATAATTGCAAGTAAAAATAAAACTTGTATTATTACTAAATTCTTCAATAAAACCTCTTAGTGCTGGTTGTGTTGAGTTAGCATTTAGATAATCTGCCTCATCTAGAATTACAACTTTTCTATTTGATTCTAGGCTTAGTGAACTAGCAAAATTTAGAATATCTGTTCTTAGTGTATCAATGTTACCATTCATAGACGCATTGATAACAATAAAGTCTACACCAAGTTGATTACATAATGCTTTTGCTACTGTGGTTTTACCACATCCAGGACCACCTGAAAGAATCATGTTAGGAATTTTTCCAGTATTAACAATCTTCTGAAAAACTTTCTTATTATCTTTTGAAAGGATACAATCAGAAATCTTCTTAGGACGATAAATCTCAGTCCATAAAATCTCATTACGCATAATATATAATCTCCAAAATATTTGGGGGAGTTATACTCCCCCATTAGTTAGTCATGAAATTCGCTTGAACTATGTAATGCAATAAAATACTTTATTGGAATTGTTGTATGTTCAAGCTTACACATTGGAATTGGATCTTTTGATACTGTAATATCATATGATCCTTTCATCATCTTCCAATTGTCAGGTGAAATGTTAACCTTATAATCAAATTCGGGTGTTTTGAAAAGATTAACACTACCCTTTGCTGTTAGATTATTTTTAATGTCTTGATAATAAACAGTTGTTGTATTTTCTGAAGTGTTACCTTCAATTGTTAACATGTTTAGTCCGAAAATGCTACCTAAAGAATTAATCTTTGTAATATCATCTTCAATAAGACTTAATTTAATAATCGGATTTGTGATTTCAAGATTTTTCTTCACTGAATCAACAGTTTCTGGATCTGCATATGGATAATCAACAGAATATTTACCAGCAGAATGAATTACCATCTTGTCATCTTTAAATGTGATATCGCAACCATTAAAAGTATTAATAACACTTAAAAACTGCTTTAGATTATAGATAGCAAATTCCTGTGGAAATACATCAGGAATTGTTGCTTCAGCAAAGATAGTTCTTTGGATTGATTTAGTCTTCAGAACATTACCTTTGTTAATGAAAATATTCTGATTAATTGTTGAAAAATTATACAGAATATCAAGAGTTTCTTTTGAAAGAATCATTATTATTCCTCATCTGAATCTGGTAGATTTAATACACTAACACCATCAAACTTAAAGTTTTCATCTACCTTTGAGTATAGTTCAAGGAAAGCAGACTTTGTTTCCATATCAAAACGATTGATACAGAGATTGATAGCCTTTTCCTTATTCTTAAATATAGCATAAGCATTTGCAATATGCAATAGACGACGAGTAGAAATTACTTCATCTACAGCATCTTCAGCAAATGAACGACGAATTACGTCTGCCCAATTTACCAGATTCTTAACAAAATTTTCTGGAGGAACAACATCAACAGAATCAAAGAAACGATTTAGAATCTTAGTTTCTGTTACAGCGTTTGGATAATCATGTTCAAATGTTGCAGCAAAACGTTCTAAGAATGCTTCATTTAGAATGTTTGTACCAATAAATCTGCCATCTTCTGAACCCTTACCCTTAGTATTTGCGGTTGCAAAAATATTGAAACCAACATGAGGACTAATAAATTGATTAATTTTCTTAACGAAAATACCCTTACCTTCTAACACTGGCTGTAGACAAAGAAGTTTATTTGATCCAAGATCTACTTCGTCAAGAAGTAGTTTTGCACCACGCTTCATGGCAATAATTACAGGACCATCTTGCCATACAGTTTCACCATTAATAAGTCTGAAACCACCGATAAGATCTTCTTCGTCAGTTTCAATCGTAATATTGACACGAATAAGTTCTTTCTTGTTTTCAGCACAAGCTTGATGAATCATAACAGTTTTACCATTACCAGATAACCCAGTAATAAAAATTGGATAAAACATATCAGATGCAACAATTTGCTTAATATCTTTATATGATCCAAAAGGAACGAAATTCTTTTCCTTCACAGGCACATAAGCACTAGCTGCTGAAGCAGCTAAATTCATTACAGTTTCCATAATATCTCCATAATTTAATTATAACACATTTTTCTAAGCAGGTCAAGCGACCTGCTTAGAAATTCTTTCGACAAATTTAGACAAAACAATCTTCGATAACGTTTTCTTTTTCAAGAATTTAGTGAACGCAGTTGTTAATGTTCTAGTTGTAACTTCCTTATCATCCTTTTTAGTAATAACTAATTTTGGATTACTTACATTTTGTGATATTACTAAATGAAATTCATCATAACCAACATTTTCAATTGTAGCACAACCATTCTTTTTAAGTGATTTTTTAATATCAACTCTTTCTGAAATTTGTGCGTATATATCAACAATCTGTTGATTTTCCTGGATAGAACCAACGAAAAATCCAATAAGATTACATTTATGTTTATCTCTTATAATATTTAATTTAATATTTAAAAGATCATTATTGTCATCAATTTTATATAACTTTTTAGTCTCAGTATCTCTAACATATTTTCTACTATAGTTACTAATCTTTTTCATACCATAACTTTTATTACCATATATGTTATCAATATAATTACCAATACCATCAGTAATAACTAAAAAGTTACAAATTTCAATTTTATGTTTTTCCTTAAAATAAGGAATATAATTATCAATAATATGACATGATTCAATAATGGGAGTACCACCCATTTCAAAATTTCTGTAATCATGAGTATATACCATTGTTGCAAATGCGTTTAGTAGATATTCAAAATTGTTTTTATTCAAATCTGAATTTAAAATCTCTACTAAACTGTAATTTAAACTATGTGAATAAATATCATTTTCTTTAAAATTAATAGTGTCAACAAATTTTTGAGAAGCAGAATATCTATTTACATAGTTAGCATGTTCCATAAAATTACAACCAAACAAAAATACTGAAAATGGAATATTCATTTTCTTACAAAATGTTACTGTTGCAACAATTTGAGCAAAACATTCTTGTACTTTAGTTCCATTCATTGATCCAGACCAATCAAGAAGCATAATCATACCATGACTTTTACCTTCAGGTACTGTATTAATTTTCTTGAAAATATCTTCATTGTACTTATAACTAAACAGTTTTGATGTATCAATTGTTCCAGTCTTATTGATTTTATTCTTAACATAAAATGTTGCAGACTTCTTCAATTCAAACATCTTAATTAAATATTCTACAGACTTTTTTGTATTCTTTCTGATTTTTGAAAGATGACTTTTATCAATAATAGTAATACTAATATTTTTTAGTACACGTTCAACTGGTACAATATGTTCCTTATATTTAATACTAGGAAATTGAGTATACACAGTTTTGTTTTGTGAAGTAATTTCACTTAAACGCTTTAAGTTTTCTTGAAAATTTTCCTGAGTTTGTGATTCTGGGATAAAATCTTTAAATTCTTCCTCAGTAATATTATTTTCTTTTAAAAATTTATTTAATTCTTCTAATAATTTATTAGATGATGCATTATTTCCACCTGAAAAACTCTTTGCATTTTTACCTTCAAAACTATCTAGACCTTCAATAACTTTATCTGCTATTGTATCTAGATATTCATCAGAATATTCTAAATCAAAATTTTCAGATTCTTCAATCTTATTTCTGATGATCTGTTCTTGCTTAGAATACATATACAACTTCTTTGCAACATAAATTACATCTTCAAAAGTTTTAGTATTTCTGATTTGATTAATGAACTGCTTTTCTTTTTCTGAAAATTTAATTAATGTAAATGAACCAATTTTTTCATTAAGATTCAATCTATCAATTAAAGGAAGACTATCAATATTTTTATCTTTTAGAGAAAAGAAATCTTTGTTTAGAAGTTCTTTGTAACCAAAATGATAATTTTTCTTTAATCCTGGATATTCATCCTTAATCATTCTTTCAATTCTTGCGTCTTCAACTACATTTAGGAAAAAATGAATATTTGGAAAATGATCATCATTAAACACTTCAATTGCTCTATCGGTAGGAGTAAACAAAGCATGACCTACCTCATGTGAGATTAAAAGATCATAAAGATCATTTGATACTTCTTCTGACCATGTAGGTAATGTTAATGTTCTTGTCTCAAGATTAAACATAGCTGTTTCAACTGGAGCATGTTCAATATTGATATTCTCTTTAGCTAAGAGCTTACTTAATTGTT